CAAGCTACCCATCAGTGCGTATGTGTGGAAAGAAGTCATTGATCCACTACCCTTAGACTTCTTACAGATATGGGACTGCTTATCTTATGACATGGCCGTTATTGAGAAGTCTAATCTGCGTGGACTCAAGGTCAAATACTTTGGTAAGGATAAACAGTTTCACTTTGGTAACTATTTGTTCACCATAGACTTTGCCAGTCCAGAGGCTAACCGTATTGACACGACCTTCAGTGAGGGCGTTGAAGAACACAAGAGTTACAACTTTATCAAGTTAGACAACGGTCAGTTTGCATGCCAACCAAACAACAGATGCCTTTGGTATGACGTATCGTTGGTTCCTGCCGTGCTTAAAACGCCTGATTTTAGAATACCAACCGAAGTTTATAGCGTAGAGAACCATGCCAAATGGAGTGCTAAGGATGAGTGGTTTTATAACTTTGAAGAACTGAGAAAGGAACATGATGTTTAGAAAACCAGACGGAGCTGGCAAAGGAGACATGCCACGCCCTATCGCAGACCGTAACAGTTTTGAGAATAATTGGGATAGTATTTTTGGCAATAAAAAGGAGAAAACGGATGAACAAAAAAATTCAAATACTGCATTACATAGCACTGAACCCGGGCAAGACAACAAGGGAGATAGCGACTAAGTTAAATGCCAACCCGAAAACAGCACGCACCTACATTTATGAGCTGAGTAAAGATAAAAAGATAACCTCTATGGGTCTCCACAAATGGCGTCTATGCGCTCATATATCGGTAGAGTCATTGAATATCCCGCCAGAAGTAGTCAATCCTAAGAAGCCTTGGGAGTTTGCCTACGAGGGAATTATGAACATGATGAGGACGCATAGTGTACCGCAGTGAGAAACTTCTAAAGATTCTCAGACAGTCACCATGCCAGCACTGCGGTTGCCAAGACGGAACCGTAGTTGCTGCACACAGTAACCAACTCAGGGACGGCAAAGGAAGAGGCATCAAGGCGCACGACTATCGAGTCGCTGCCTTATGCTACAAAGACCACATGGCAATTGACCAAGGGTCTGTCCTATCTAAAGAAGAACGTTTCCAGTTATGGGATGACGCTCATAGGAAAACAATAGGATGGCTGTTTGAGAACGGCCACCTTACTATTTCTTAAGACTAATCCTTGTTTCCTCTGCCAATCTAGTCATCTCTGACATAACTATTTTGGCGCGGGCAATCTCAGCTTCCTTATCTGCCTTGCTCATCTTAGTGTCTCTAGTAATCACCTGAATATACTTACGGTATTCAGCTAACTGTTTAGATGTCTTATCGTAAACTTTCTGTAGAGCAATCAAGTCACCCTTATCTTTGAGAATCTCTGTAACCTTTTCCATCTGACCAGTCTCAGCGTAACGTTTCATGTCCGCAAAAGCTTGGTTGATGCGTTGGTTGTTCTCGTAGAATGATGTGACATACTTAGATTGAGTTTGTGGCATTGTCTTGATAAAGCCCATACCAACCGTATCAATCAACGGTTTACCTGGCTTCTCAACATCACTCCATGGCTGAACAGCTTTGTCTGAAACCGCGGCGGCTGTAGATCCAGCCCAGCCAAAGTAAGCCTTAAGAGCAAAGTCAACTTGAACAGGAGATAAACCTTCTGCATTCGTATCCAAAGTTAATGCCTTAGCCGTACCCTGAGATATGCTTGCAAGAACCTTAGCCAATGCCGTAGTTGATTCTGTGTAACGCTCTTGCTTAGATAAACGCTTCAAGCTTTCTGACTCAATCGGTGCACCAGTAAAGCTATCCTTATCAGCATACAAGTCAATCAACGGTTTAGCAGCTTGCGGTATTGGGTTAAGAGAGAATGTTTCCCATAGAATGTTCTGCATACGGTCTGCAAGCACTTTACCTTCTACCTTGTCGTCTGTAACCTGTTCAAGCGTGCGCTCCATAATCGTACCCAAAGCACCAATCTCAAACGGCTTCGGAATACGGAACTGTGTATCGCCAATCTTGAACCACCAGAAGTTGTCTCTATCCCAGTTCTCACGGCGCTTGAAGTCTTCGTCATCCTTGAATGACAAGTATAGGAGCGCAGAAGCCAACATGACCGCACTAGACACAACCATGAAACTCTGTGCCTTAATCTTGTCAGAAGCCTCTATAGGCTTGCCAGTGGTTGTGTTGTAGATAAGTCTATAGGTTGGGGTGATACCGTCTCTACCGAGCTTATACAAGCCCTGTAAACGTGCGTTAAAGAACGGTACAAGCTGTGAGATAACCTTGATGGCACGGAAAGAACCCTGTGATGAGAAGTTCATCAAGTCTCTGGCCGCAAAAGATGCTTCCAAATGGCTCTTGCCTTCATCAGTTAACTTCTTAAATAGAGTTAAACGGTTGGCGTTCTCAAAGCGATTACCCTGTTGGTTGTACCATTCCAAAGCTTTGCTGAGAGCGTCTTTAACTTTTTCAGGAGTATCAAGGATAGTTCCCTGAGCAACACCTTGCTTAATTAAACGCTTAATCATCTTGGCTTGGTCGCCCTCATGAGCAACACCCATCTCAAAAACACCGCCACCTATTAAGGCATCTATAAATGTAGGATTATCACGAGATGATAGAGCAAGACCCTTTGCAACGTTATCAAAAACATTCAACCCAAGTCGGCTTAAGGCAGCTGATTGCACGGAATCTCGGATTAAGTTGCGAATCTTATAGGCTGGAGATAATGTGACACCGTAACGCAATGCGTCTGTAAAGCCTTTTGCTATATCAAGACCTGGGAACTTCGGGCCAATGGAGCTAATCAAGGAGATAGAGTCCAATAGTAAAGCATCTTTTACTAGGTAAGCAGACTCGTTACCGCCCTCCATGACCTTAACAATGTCCTTCTTGTCCACAAACGTACGCTCGCCATCTTCCATGAAGTAGTACTGAGTAGTACCTTTTACGGTGGTTTGCTTAACTTTCTGAGCCGCATCTAATTGAGCTGCTGACTTCAATGTACTGACAGCCGCGGCGTTCTTCATAGACGCAGACAAGATGTGAGACCAGTTCATTAGAACGTTTTCCATCAAGTCGTTTGTCTTTCTTTCGCCACCCTTCAGCTTCTTAGAGAAGTACTGATTGGTCAACTTAGATGATGCGTTAATGGAGCCAACGTCACCGTCTTCCATTTCCGTATAGAACGGGATGTAATAGATATCGTTAGAGAACCGCTCGTACGCTGCGTCATCAATCAAGCCTTGAGCTTTAGCAATATCCAAGACTGACCTGTTAAGTTCGTTCTCTTCCTTCAGCGCCTTCTCGTAAACCTGTTTACGTGGAACTCCGTTGATTTCACCTCTGATTAGCTGGTCTCGATCACCAATTAAATCTTTGAATGAACGCTTATCAGCTGGCAATCGAGCATCACGGTTCAACGCCTTCCAAATCTGGTACTGGTCAACTTCATTACCCAAAGGCTCAAGGATGTCTAATAAACCCTTGGTTCCCTTTTTGTAAATGAGAGCGCCGTCCTTTAGCTCAACTTGACCGTAATACAACAAGCCCTCAAGCGCACCGTCTGTAGACTTAGACATAATGGCTTTCATATAGGCTTCTTCAGAATACTTCTTGATAGACCTGAACTCGTCAAACAATCCCTGAATCAAACGCTCCGCCATGTTTGGACGCAACTGCTTGAACTTCTCCGTAACTGTTGCAGGAGTTTTGGTGAACTGCTTAAGAATTCTCTGGACAACATCTGGGTCAACGTTACTTAAGTCAGCCTTTAGCTTCTTAGGAGAAGGAATCTCAGCCTTGGGTTGTTTAGCTTCAGCACGTATATCAGCATCTGTTAAGCTGAACTCACCTCTGTTGCCAGTCGCAGATTTAACGTTGACTGGGTTAAATACCTGTAATGACTCCATGCGGTTGCCATCTAAGTCATAGTCGTAATGGAATACAGAGTCAAAACCTTGTTTCTTTAGGTCAGCAATTACCGCATCTGCAACGTTCTTATCAGTGTAAGAGGATGTGTATAGGTAACTGTCCTCTTGGTTTGGGCTGTATAAGCCAAGCTTTTTGGCTGTATCCATCACATTATCAGGATTGGCAATGCGTTCTGCTTTGATATAAACAGGCACAATGTTTGCACCTTGAATACCTTCAGACTCCCCGTCAAAACGAGCGCCTTGTTCGTACTGCTCTTTCAAAGCATAAGACGTTGCTGCCTTTGGAGAGAACGTAAAGAACTGATTAGGATAAAACTTGTTTATTTCTTCGGCTGTTCCATGGTACATAACTCTTGGTTTACCGTCTTTATCAACAACCTTAGAATTACCGAACCATTTACTAAAGTTATCAGGACGATCCGCACGGATATCCGCATTAGTTTGACTAAACTCGCCACTATTGCCAATCGCAGATTTAATTTGTGTTGGTTTAAATGCTACCCAATCACTTCCTCCGTCTTGGAAGCCATCATAACCACCCGCTTCTAAAACACGTTGCATTGCATCTGTTGGGAAGCTTATATTTGGGAAGATATCAGGAGCATAAGACCGCCCACCATCTCCACGCTCTTTCATAATGGCAACTTTACTACGCGCATAATCAGCAGCACGCTCACCCAATTGTGTATTAGATTTCTCAACCTCTTTTTGATAAACATCAAGCATCTTTTGTGTAACTTTACTGCCCTTAACAAAAGGATTTTGAATGCTCAAAAATACTGGGATAACCTCTGAACCTTCTTGGTATGGAATAGGCTCATTTTTGTCATATTTTTCTGGGTTTTTTATTCTGTCAGCAACATACTCTAAATCTCTAACATAATCGCTTGCAGTTTCTGGTTGAGTTGTAAAGTAATATCCATCAGGATTTCCAGCCCTATTTACCTTTTTGCTAGGCTTAAATTCATTTCCTTGGAAACTTCCAGAACCGTGGTAAACAACCAATGGATTGCCATTTTCGTCCACAACCTTAGAGTTCTTAAACCACTTTTTAAAGTTGTCAGGGCGGTCTGCACTTTGGGTAGCTTTACCTTTAGCCTCACCTTTAGCAAGCTTACCCTCAGCTGCCTTCTCAAAGATGCTATCAACAGTACGGAAACCTTTGCCACGAAATACGTTTCCAATACGCTTAAGCATGTCAAGCATCTTGGCAACAATTGATTTAACCTTCGGGGTCTGTGTCTGTCTATCAGCAAACGCATCAGCAATAGCCTCTTCAATGCGCTCGTCTACGCTAAGGTTAGGATAACGCTTCGCTACGTTGTACTTAGCCAACCACTCTTTGTTAGCCATATCAGACAACATCTTCCAGTCTGCATTAGAGAAGAAACCTAGCTCCTTCATGGCGTGGATTGACTCGTGGTTCAATGTGCGCAAAATGTTGTCGCCAGACAATGAAACCTGAATTAATTTGTCAAAGTAGTTACCATTAACCTCGGTCATTCTGCCGTTGATTAACTGGTAAATGCTGTCCTCTAGGTTCAAGGCAACATTCTTCAAGCCCATCTTATCCAGTGAAGCTCGCAATGTCTTGGCTAACTCTTCACCCTCTGCCAAAAACTTGTCTGTGTAGTAGTCCTGGGGCTGACGCATTTCAGCTTTAGGCTCAGGAAGAACACCTTGTTCTACAGCTTGTTTGTATGCAATCTCAAGAGGGGCTGTTTCAGCGGAAATTTCCTGTGTTATAGGGGCGCCTTCAGGAACGAACTGCTCTTGTGGAACAGCTTGGGCTTGCGCCAGTATGTCCGCCTCTAATTCAGCGCCTTCTAGGGGTGCTAAATCAGCTTCTGTAGGGGTTGGCTCAGGCTTAATCAATGCACGTCTCTGACGGAACGCCTCTTCTAACTGATCAACTTGAGCATAAGCATCCTGCATCTTTGGAGTAACAACCACTTCTCCACGGAACGCATCTTGAATCATTTCAGTTAACTTGCGTACACCACCAACATCACCAGCCGCATCAATGTCAGATTGAGTCATAAAGCCAGAATCTCTAGCGCGGGTTGCCAACTCATCTAACTGCTGTCCGTCTTGGCGGAAAAGTTTGCGGTTATCTTTATTGGTGCTGATAACCTTGTTTTTGTTCTTCTTAGACTCGCCGAGAACGTCCATCATTTGGTCAGCTTTAACGCCTTGCTTTGTCAACCAGTTAGCAAACTCGTTAGTACCAAAGTCAATCGTCTTCATGGCATTGTCGTATTCCAACTGAATGATGTCTTCTTCAGTCGGGTCAACCATGACTTTATCCATCTTACGGAAAGCTTGTTTACCGCTTTCATCGTAATACTTAAGCCAATCACCATCTTTACGAGTAACCTTCTCGCCTTCAGTAACCTTTACAGATGAATCGCCTTCAGGAACAAAGCCGAATCGAGTAATGTTTTGGCTAGAAACCTCTGGGATTTCTGGCATAGGGTTGAACTTGCTCAATACTTCATTGATGCCCTCAGTGCCTAGCTGTGGAGCATACTTGGCGGCAAATGCGGCCTCATCTGATGTAGCAACAGACCCATCAGGGAATACAAAGTATGGTTTGATTGTTGGCTTATATGGCAATAAACCAGCAATAACCTGTTCTTTAGGGGGAACAATGTTACCTTGCTCATCAAACTCAGCTGTAGAAAACGCAGACCCCTCAGCCTTACGCAAGTCTTCTTCAGCTTGTTTTGCCCTGGCTTGTTGATTTAATTCGTCTAGCTTTTGGTATGCCTTAGAGTTCTTTCTAGCCTGTAAATCACGGAACGCCTCAACACGAAGACGGTCAGCTTCATCCGCATAAACCTCATTAACACCTTTTGGGCCTAGCAATGCGGCTTCTTCATCAGCCAAAGCCTTCAGTTCAGCTTGTTTAATGCTCTCTTCTTCAGCAAGAACTTTACGTGCCTTACCTTGTTCAATGCCACGCTCAACAAATCTACCAGGAGCGCCTAATGTGCCACCTAATACAGCACCACCAATGAAGCTTTCAAAGTATTCGTCTCTAGCTTTTTCATCCGTAATGCTTAAGCCAGCCTGTAAACGTTCAAACAATTGTTGGCCAGCCTCTGTAGTACCTTCAATACCAGCTGTTCTACCTGTTTTTAGGGTGTAATCACCAACTGTTTTTAGAACGTTTTGCTCAACAATTTTCTTGGCAACTTCAGGGGTAATCTCTTTGCCAGCTGCACCAAATATGCGACCAATACCAGGCATTAGCTTTAGGGATAACGTATCTAATAATGCTTGTGGAACAGCCGCCGAACCAGCTGCAAGTAAGTCAGTATCTTTAAGTTTTAAGTTAGGGTCTTCTTCTAACTGTCTGCTGATGTTTGAGCCAGTGAATTGAGCACCTGAAGCTAAAGCTGCCGCACCCAAACCAGTTAATGCGGCTGTCGTGCCAGTAATTGGTAATGCTGCAACGCCAACACCCGCTGCAATTGGGGCTGCCATGTACGGCAAAGAACCACCAAGAGTTTCCTTAAACTTTTCAAAAGGGGCTTCAGACCAACCTTTTTGAGTTGGCTCAAAGATTGCTTCGGCTTCTTCTATTCTTTCTTTACGGTACTCTTCAGCGACTTCAGGATTCATGATTCCTGTACGCCCAGCAAGCGCAGCAATATCACCTTTAAGACGCTGATAGCCAGCCTTAGTAGCGCCAGTAAGGCCAGTATCTTTCTTCTCTTGGTCTAGCCTACCTGTAAATTCTTTTACATTTACTGGGTCTAAATCCCCAGTGAATTCTTTTACGGCCATAACTATTCCTTAAGAGACTACGTATTGTTTACCGTCTGGCGCCTTGTATACTGGCTTCCCTTTTGATGTACCAATTTGCACAGAATTAGCTGGTATTCCTGGTGGCAATTGTGCCTGAACTCCACCGCCAAGTGTAGAAAGATTCATTAACTCTCTGGCCTTTTGAGCTTTTTCAATCTCACTTAATGCCATATTCTTAGGGTCAATAGCAATTGCCTTATACGCTTCTTCAAACGTCATCACGCCAGCCTTGCCTTGACCCTGAATCTTACTAGCCAACTCTGGGTCTGTTTTGTAAAGCTGAGCCAAAAATTCAACTGATGATGGTTTAGTTGCTGCCAATCTCTGAACTTCCAACATCTTCTCTTTGTTAGCAACGTCAGCACGTTCTTTTTGGATTTCTATAAGGTCTTTGAGACGCTCACGCTCTTCTTTACGTAGTCCACGAACGTCTTCACCATAACCTTTAGCGGCAGCTGAGGCGCCTTTGCCTATATTGGCAAGCGCATAAGGTGATTCTCCACCCATAATGTTTAAGCCAGCCTCTAATAAACGCATGTATTTTGCATCTTCGCGAGCGTCTTTAGAAGACTCGCCAGCATCCATAAGCATCTTTTCATACTTAGATAAAGCATCTTCTTTAACTGCTTCAATAGGCTTTTCTTTGTTTTTAGTGGTAACGTTACCGGCTAAAGTGTTCGTGTTAGCCGCTAATTTAGCTGCACGTTCTTTCTCAAAAGCAATAGTATCTTGGTCAAACTTCTTCATGGCATCATCAGCCAATCTCTTCTCAGCATTCTTAACTTCTTGAAGGTTTTGGTCTGGACGCATTTTACCTTCAGCAACTAAGTTACCTTTTTCTGTAGGTTTATCTCCTACAAACATAGGTATTTCGCCAGTTCTTGCTTTGCGACCTTTTTCGTACGTACTCATACCGTCACCACTAAAGAGACCAGAAATTCCTTCACGGAACTTAGAACCAGTAATTGGGTTGTACTCTTTAATAAAGTCTGCAAAACCAGCTGGAATGTTTGCTATTGCTTGTGAACGCTGTAAATATGGGTTGTTTCTAATGTATTCAGCACGCTCTTCCTCAGTCATTTCCTCAACTAAGTCCCCTTTAGCAAAGGCAACGATACCGCCACCAGCCATAGACTGCTCTTGGAACATTCCTGGGTTTACAGGCAATTGACCGATACCAACATCTGTTTGCTGTTCTGGGGCTGGTTGTTCTGCAACTGCATTGCGTTGCATCAACTGCTCCATTATTGTAGGTTGCTGTCCTTGTGCCTTTAGTGCCTGATTGCGCGCTGATGCTTCAGCCATTTCAGCTTTACGGGAAAGGATTGGAGCAATCATATCCTCACGGATTTGCTTCCTTTGGGCCATCTGCATAATCATTGCTTGTGGCAATGCTGCTAGGTCATCTATTGAATCTGTTTGCGTTCTAAGTGCGCTAAGAATACTCATATTAATCCTTACTTCATCATGTTATACAAGGACAAACCAGTCAACCCTGTACCAGCAAGTTGGCTTGCAAAACTTGGGCTTGGTGTAGTAACTGTCTCAGACTTAGCCACATCGCTAACAGGAACTCCACGAAGAATGTTTGATAGATTACCAATCTGTTCAGCACTGAAACCAGCTTTACGTAGTACGTCTTGGTATCTAGCATCCAACTCTTGCTGAGATACTGCACGCTCCAAGTCGCCATAAGCACCAAGAGTTTTAAGACGGTCAATGTCAGCAGCTTGACGAGCAACGCCAGCTGATGTCTGATTTGCGCCTAGCGAACCTAAACCAGCAGCCACTGACGCGCGCTGTTTACTAGCCTCTAATTCAGCTAGTTGATTGGCTTTCTGTGCATCCAAATACTGTGTAGACTCTAACTGTTGACGCTGTTGGTCAGCCAACAAGTTCTGTTTTGCAGCCTCTTGTTGCGCTGCTTGATTAGCTAATGCAGCCTGTAATCCTGATTTTGTTCCTAAGTCTTGAACACCTAACTGAGCAGCTAAGTTTTGCTGACCAACTGTTAAACCAGCCTGTTGATTTGCTAAAGCTGCCTGTAAGTCTGCGGCGCGCTGGTTTTCAAAACCTTTCATGGCTTGTTCATAAGCGGATTGCGACCCAGTAGCTTGAGTCTTAGCTAATAAATCCATCAAGTTACGAGTATTCTCTGCACCAGCCAAAGCAGAAGCGGAACCACCGTATGTGCCAGATCTAGCTGAACCTAATGACTGTGCTAGGTTTGCTCTTTGTGCATCACGGATAGCTTGTTGCTTTTGAACCTCAACTACTTGATCCATGTAAGTACTCATGAATGGATCCAAAGCTTGTTTGCTAAACTGGTTTGCCGCAACATCAGCAGGACCAGTCATTTGGTAAGTTGTTAGCGGACCAATACCTACATCCTTAGCGGCAGTCATATCTAGGTCTTGAAGACCCATTGCTTGAATTTGCTGAGGTGTTAGCCCAGACAGCTCATTGTAAAGATTAGACGCACTGGTCATTGACGCTTGACCTTGACCAAACTCACTAGGAGTTCCCATCGCCTTAAGCTCTGTACCTAGCTGAACCTGTGTCGGAGATAAATCTGCAACTCGACCAGCACCACCAAGTCCAGCTGCATTAATAGCATTGCCGTACATCGTGTCATAGTCTTTACTGAATATCTCTTGCGCCTTTGGCATTAAGCCAGTAGTAGCTGGAATATAACCAGGAGTGCCTGGCGTACCTACAGCTGGCGTACCCGTATAGTACGGCTCTAGTATCGTTGGGATTGATCCAGTTGAGACCGATGCGCTTGTTTGAGTTGCCATGATTTACCCTTTACGCTGGTAAAAATTTATTAGGATTGATTTGACGTCCTTGTTTCTTAGTGCCTGTTCTGGCGCTACGAACCTTGTCCATCATTGAATATAACTGTTTTGCACCTGCTTTAGATGAACCATTACCTAGGTGAGATACCACATCAGCTGGTATTACAAACTCACCATCCGCTAAACGAGCAGGTTGATTGCCGTTAATTGTTGCAGGAATTGAATCACTCATACCATCGCCACCACCAGATAAGTATCTTGGCTGACCACCTGCGGCGTAAGTAGCAGTTTCACCACCATACTGCTCTGGTTTATTAGCCAAAGCTTTAATGCCAAAACCAGGAACATCACCGCCAGCGGCATACATATAAGGATTTGCTTGCATTGCAGCAATTGCGCTTTCTCTTCCTTTATTGATTCGAGCGTCAAACTCTGCTTGTTCAGCAGCAATTCTTGCGTTCTCAATGTCTTGTTCTTCTTTAAACTTGTCCATCTCATCAAGCGCTAGAGTACCCGTGTAACCCATGTACATAGGTAGGGCTGTATTTTTCATGGTTGCACCAGATGCCGCAAATTTTTCCATTGCAGCTTTTCTTATAGCAGGGTCTGAGCTTGTTAAATTAGATATTCCACCACCCACATTTGACAACTTATCTGGGATAGACGTAAATTTGTCGGCTAAATTGGAGCCAATATCTTTATAAGTAGATGAATCAGTAGCACTCTTAATGGCGTTAGAAACACCTGTACCAACTTTATCCAGAAAACTAGGGGCGGCTCCATAAGAACCAGCTGATGCTGGTGCAATACCACCTAAACCACTACTAGCTTCACCAGCCGCGGTACCAATATTAAGTCCTGTTTCACCAATTGCACTTGGGTTAATTCCAAAGTTAGATGCACCGCTGCCTAAACCATAAGTTTGAGGGGCAGATGATAATAAATTGGTTGAAGCCGCAGTCGGATCTGGTACAGCTGGTGCGCCAGCATCTCCAGCAGCTCCTAAGCCTTCACCTAAATTTTGAGCGCCATAAGCCATGGCACCAGCCATAAGGCCACGCTTAAAGTTGAATCCGTCTTCACCAGCCAAGCCAGCGTACGCAGCGGCACCAATAGGCCCGCCAAAATATGCAGCGGCAGCTTGACCAACTGGGCCAGTAGCCTTAGCTACTTCTTGGACTACATCTTGAATAGCACCAGTTATAGGCTGCAAAACTGCATCGTCAAGTGCGCTAAGACCTTTTTTAACTATTTTTACTGGATTAAAACTTTTAAGTTTAAAATATTCAGGCAACCCAGTAGCTGGGTTAATCGTTGCTGACCCACCTAAACGCCTAAGTAAAGCCGCCTCTTGCGGGTTAATGTGCGCTAACATAGTGTCGCCACCACGCCCCATTTGTTGCATCTCTTGGGCGATTGACTTTAATCCGTGGGCTTGGCCGCCCTGTGCGTAATAGTTCATGCGAACCTCATTGGGTTATTTATGTTGAATGTTATCATGTTGTAAGCGCCGATACAAACGTTATTGAACCAATAGCAGACGGAGTTGCTGGGTATGCCATTGGAGTTGTTTGGGCTACTTCACTATATATGTATACACCTGTACCGCCACCAGATGTTGCTGCTTGGTCTGTACCCCACCATAAACCTACTTCATCGCCAGCATTTAGGGCAAATACAACCTCTGAGTAACCGCAAACAAATGCAGGTTCACTAGCGCTTTTACGGGCTTGCAAGGTAAAAGTGGTTGTTGAGTTAGGTACGTCTGCTGCTGAAGTAGAGCCGTTTATACGCAGCCAAACAACAGCGTTATGGATATCGTTAGCATCATTAGCAAACTGTAGGCTGTAAGTAATCTTATAAATACCAGAACGTTGGGCAGTAGCGGTATTACCCACGTTCAACGTAAACTGATTACCAAAACTAGTGGTGTCCCAATTTACGATTGTTGCTGTGTTATTACCAGTTGCGTATTGTGTACCACTATCTGATGCTTCAATAAACGGAAAACTTAAAAAACTACCGCCGCCTGTATTGGCTAGTTGAGTTAAAGACTCGCCTAAACGATTGAAATATAAACGCAAAGCATACTGAAACTGATCCTGTTGACTCTTATCATAGTCAATAGGTGGTAACGGTAACGCTGGAGAAACTACGTTATAGAAACCCATTATCGTTTGCCATCCTTCTGACCTTCAAGTCTTGGATTGCCTAGTTGCCATTGAACATCTAGGTCAATTGAAGATGCTTTAAATGCCATCTGACGCGCTCTTGCACGAATAAACACTTGGTTTGTGTACTGCTCAACAGGTATAGAGGTTGTTTCAACAACAGGCTCTTCTGCCTCTGTTTGGTAATTTGCACCAGGAAAGTTGCGTGGCTTAATTGTTACGTAAGCGGTTGGCGTTGCTGCTGTTGAACCCTGAAAAGAAAAGTCAGGAATGATTCTTTTAATCAACATAAACTCAGTGCCGTCTTCTAAATCAAAGTCTGATGACTGGATATAAGAAGACATTGGTAATATATCATCGTTTGTGCCGCGCTCTTGGTCGTAAATAATGCCAGTACTCCAAGTAGTTGGGTCTGTATAAACCGCTTGTGGGTATTGACGTAACGGGCTATCTAACCATGCAGAGCGCTCAATGTCTCCGTAGTACCATATCTTTTCTAAATGGTTGTAGATAACATATTTGTTATTGTATTGAGAGTTTGCGCTAGGGTAGAACCACCAAATCTCGTTCCATCCCTCGTTAGTTGAGCAGATAATCTGATCTATTTGACCGTAATTGATGTCTTCAAAAACATGGTTTCTTAACGTACTTGGTAATGTTTGAACGCTACCAGTGTAGAAATAGAACTTATCTTTACCCATCCAGTATGCTGTATTGTTTACAACAGAAACGGCTCTAGGGCTAATAATTGATATGTTGTCTGACATCTCTGTCAAACTAAATACGGATGTTGTTCCAGTGAACTGCATTGAATTCAACGTCGCATCAGTGAAAACCAATATCTCTTGGCGTGTTGGAATGGCTCTAATAATTTTAGATCCTCGAGAAACTCGCAAGAAACCAGCAGATGATGTTGGTCCAGGAGTCCAATTTTCAGGTGCGTTCTGGCTTGCCCATCTAATTAGTAGAGGGTCAAAATCACTGCCTAGGTAGGGCGTGGCTCCAAATGCAAGTAAATGTTTATCGTTTTGGGATACTAAAGCTTGAGTGACTTCTGTTGGAACATCTGTGGCGCCACCAACAGCTGACAACAATATGGCATTTGTATCTAAAGCAGTTGACGGGTTTGAAGATGATCCGCGCTCCCAAATGTAAAGTGGGCCATTACGGATGTTCATAATCAAGTCATTATCAAACTGATCAAAGAACCAATCCTGTTGTTGTAATGAGACAGGTACAGTTGATCCAGAACCCCATGCGCCACGTCCCCATGTTGAAGTACCCCAACCATAACCAAAAGTTGTGATTGGAAAACCAACAGGAATCTGAAACTTGGCGGTAATGGCAGTTCCACCTTCATTTGAGGTGGTTGATGTAGCAGCTGTTGTGGTTTGAATTGTAAAGTTGTCTACATCAACAACGGAAGCAATCTTAAATGACGTATTAAATTCAATTTGCGGTATGCCACCTATTGGGCCTACAACGCCAGAAAACGTTACCCAATCTCCCACTGCGGCGCCACTGGTAACTATATTGACATTAACAGATGTGGAACCGTTTGTTGTATCAAAGCAGTTATCAGTTGTAGGAGTTGTTGAAGTGGTGTACGTTGCTCTTAATGGAGTGATGTCGTATAAGTTGCCACCTACGTCAATGTAAACCTTTTGATTTGTTCCTAATGCTAGTAAGTTATCGCCAAAAGTTGTAGTCCAACCAAACATTTGACGGCATGCACCGATAAGAGTATTTACAGTATATTTAAGCCAGCCACCAATCTTTTGAGGATAGCTTGATCTAAACCTAATTTTGTCGCAAGCAAACCAACCACCCTCGTTAGCATAGTTCGTTTGGTCTCTATTAACACCAGGCTTAAATTGTAATTTCTGTAATGGCATGGTTTACCCTAAGATTCATATAGGGCTTTTTCGCCCTTGCGGCGTTTATCTAGCCCTTTTAGCACTTTAACACCAGCTTTGTTCCACTTCAAGAACTCTTCTGCGGCAGCATCAAATTCTTTTCGGTTGTGCTTCATGCGCAGGGTACTGTTTTGTAGATTACCAAGACCAACATTGAATGAGAAGCTAACCAAAGCATCAAACTGACCTTGCGTCAGCTCACCTGGACACAAGCGTTTTACACCTGCTTCAAACCTATTTAGGTCTTTCTTAAGTATATTATTAACCTCATCCATACTTAAAACCCGATTCCAACCCGCAGGAATAGGTAGTGCCTTTCTGTCTTCTAACTTAACTCTAGCATGGGTAGGGTCAATAACATGGCCCACGCCTACCGTCCAAAGCAAAGCGGGACACTGATACGGGGAGGTCTTCACCCCCTCGTCATGTTTAATCATCTCAATAAGCTTTTCGCTTACGTTCACTTTTTAGACCACCCACGTGATCCGAACCAGTAGCCAATAATACCGCCTAGCATAGCCATCTCGTCATCACTAAAAATCTCATCAGAAATCTTTAACAAGTCATCAATGTTTCCAATAACGCCTGGATGCATAAACACGTAAATACCGATACCTACGTTAATCACAAACAACTCAGCCACGAACAAGTAAGTTACCATCGGACGCACTGTAGCCACGAATGTAGAAGCCCACGGAGCCGCCTTTTGTAAGACTTTGGCATCATGCTCATAAGCAGCCTTGGTCATATCAGCATCAGTCTGCATCATGACTTGATCTGTACGAATCTCTTCTACCTTGGCTTGTGCTGCGTAGCCACGCTCCATCATCTGGATTTCACGCTCTGTCTGCATCTTGGCTAGGTCTAGCTCATGCGCCTTGTCAGACTTGTCCTGAAAGAATCCCAATACGCTTGGCAATCCTGAGATTAACAAGCCACCTAGTGTTGAAATTAGCGATAACATTTTATTGTCCTAAACGGTTAGTTGTTGCACGTTTCAATGTGTTCATCTCAGAGCGTAGCGTAGAACTTGTTACATCTAGCTCAACCTTTTGTGCAGCCAAGCCAGAGCGTAATTCTTTCTGTGTGCTTTCTGCAACAATCTTGGCTTCGCGCGCTGCCATCAAAGCCTCTGCTAGACGCTCTTGCATCTTAGCAATGACTTCACGTTGATCTGCTACCTTCTCTTCTAGTAGCTTGACCTTGCGCTCCGCGGCTGATGCGGATGAGGCAGTATCACTGTAGCCCTCATACATCTCTTTGACTTCGTTGAACTTGGTAATACCTGTATAGCCAGCGCCTAAAATAACAGGCACGCCAGCAATAATGAAGCCAGCCACCATAGTGTTTTGCTTGGCCCAAGTCACCCACTTATCTACAAATCCTTGTACTTTATCTAGTTTCTCTAAATCACTCATTGTTCAAATCCTAAGTCTTGGTTATACGCTGGCTGGTTAAAGCCCGTTTGTTGCAACAGGTCCATCATTATTGAGTCCTGCATCAATACGTTGTTTGGTATCCCGCCCACTATGCTCACTTCCGGGAACACATTCGGCTGTTGTAGTCCAGGTTTCACAAACAGCTCCAACGACAACGCAAGGCCAGCCGCTGACCTTACTTTCCCTTTTGGCGGGGGGGATTGGGATACCTGTGTACTCGAGGTTGTCGGAGAATCCGTCTTTGTCTGCGGGGTCTCTGTATTGGCGGTCTGGGTCGTTACCGAGTTCGGCGCAATATTTGGGGTCGGTGCAGTTACAGGTGAGGATTGGATTGTTGGGGCAGATGTGGTCGAAGTTGGACTCAGGGGCGACACAGGCGACACAGGATTGGTCGGGTTGTTTATTGACTTTTTGCAAGTGTCTGATGTAGTCGCCCAAGGTTGCCACGCTGGACTCCCGTACGGGTCGGGACACGTCGAGGAACGAGTCTGGGTAATGCTCCCCGTATAACCTGTCGGGCATTGTAGTGTTTGTAGTTGGTTGCTTATTTGGCATGTTGGCGGGTTGGGCGTGCAGCTGTCTTGGATTTTGAACCAGTCTGTTTTACTTGGCTGACCATAGCTACCTGACGGACAGTTGGTTTCTTTTTTCCAAGTTTGCGCGCCACTGAAGTTGACGGGGCAGCTTCTGTTTTCGGTTTGAGCTTGGTAGGTGCAGGTTGGCGGGTTAGCAACGCAGGTGTTTGAGCTTGTAACCCATCCTTGCCATTGGTTGTCTGGGCAGGTTTTTGTGTTTGTTTGCGTGATTTGACCTGTGTGGTTGGCTGGACAACTGAGGATTTGCGTTTGCGTGACTGGCTGGCAGGTTGAGACGCAGGTGTTACTTGTTGTAATCCAGTCTCCCCAGACGTTTGCTGGGCAGGTTTTTGTTTTGGTTTGCGTGATTGTGCCGTTGTACCCGCTTGGGCAGTTGAGGACTTGGCTTTGGGTTTCTTGCTGGCAGGGTTGCGGGCAGGTTGGTGAGATGCTTGGGTACGCTTGGCACGCAACAGCTTGGCACTGGGCGAGGGTTGTTCCACCGTCAACGAAAAGGGAGCTGTAGACTGGCAACCCATTAGTCCACGTACCAGCATAGCAAGCCGCTTGAACATTATTTACTTTCGTCAGGCTTAACAGCAGCCAAGTCAACAAGAGGAGGAACCGAACCATATAATTTCTTAAACTTTTCCGGGTAGCGTTTAATCCACTCGTTGCGCGCTGCATCACCAACGAGACCATCTATCGGACAAGGCGTGCCTGACATCATCATGGCATCCCAATTTTCTTCGCGTGCTGAACAAGCAATAGCAACCGCGGCTACTTTAAGACCATTGTTAGACAAGAATGATGCCCATTTACGTCTTGAGCAATCCTCGTCCATCATATAGGATCCACCAGAAAATCCAATGACCGTAGAGCTAATAGCCCCAGAGACAGCAACCAAACAGTTATCCTGGCTGAATGAACTAATAGATGGCGCCATAGCACCTGCTGGAGGTTGGCCTTTATAGTTCAGGGTTGTTGTACTATCTTGCGCAAAAGCCGTACATGAAACAAATGCCAATAATATCAAACTACGCTTCATATCTATTACCTTTTCTAGCGTTATCTGAACCACGGATTATCTGTAAGTTTTCTGGTACATGAAACCCAGATACAGAAATTCCTCGCAAAGGGATTATATGGTCTACCTGATAATTACCATTGGGTACAGTCCAGTTTAACCAATCTCGCATTGCATACACTGACTTCATTTTAGCTCTGTCTTCTTTTGTTAGCCAGCCTGGTATGCGTTTGTACTTACTAATTTTGTAGTTAGCGGCTTTGAATCTGTTTGCTGATGGGTTAATAGCCCTGCGTTTTGCAGAAGCGATTCTACCTTGCTCAATAACTTTAGCCGCATACTCTGGGTCTTGCATTTTCTTGTGAGTCCATTTTTTCCTGTACTCGTTGTCACGCACCCTAAAATTAGAATCTGTTGCTCTACGTTTTTTGTTGTATTCGGTAACTATTTTTATTTGTTTTGCGCGTTTTTCAGGGTCTTTCATGCGTTCGGCTTGTTTCTCTTTTGCACAATCCATACAACGCAAAGCAGAAGTTTGACGCAAAGCAATATGCCCACGTTTACATGGCTTACCTGTAAAGTAGTGTTTTAACCCACTAGCTTTAGCTTCAGACCATGTAACTAACTTCATTACTGCCCCCAGATCTTTATGCCAATTGGTTGAGATGTGGCGTTGATTGAAACAGACTGCTTTGGCGATGAGAGGTCTTGCCCGCAATCATTACATTTCTGCGCGGCTAACTCGGATTCATCTACATCACGACTGCAACTAGGACAGTAGATCTCAATAGTGTGGCGTGGCTCAACAACCTGACCATCTAGTTTTACTGCATCGTTTTGGATAATCATAGCGTTCCTGTAATGTAAACAACTACTAAATTTGGATAAATTTCTTGAGTTGTAACTGTTGCCGTTAAATCAGCATCTAAAAGTTGCTGTTCTATTTCGGCTACCGTAAAACCAGCCCGTAAAGTATTAAAATAATCTTTTTTAAACTCAGTTGTAGCTATTTGCGGAGTGTAATTTTCAACAATGTCGTTGCAAATATCCGCATCTTCAACCCTTAAAATGTCAAATACATAAAATTTTGAGCCTTTTTTACCAATTCTTTTTATTGAATTCCACATTACCATTGGGTCTAAATATTGATGCAAAAGTAATGAACTAATAACTACATCAAAATTTTCACTAGGTATTTCTGAATCGTCAGGACTAACTTGTACCAACATAAATTTATCATGGTTAATTATTTCTTCTGCTTTTTGCAACATTAAAGCTGAAGCGTCGTAACCAATAAAATTTGAATTAGGGTAAATTGTTTCTAAAATAGACGCATAACCCATGTTTCCGCACCCAAAGTCCGCAATAAGTAAATTATCAGTTACCGTAGGCATTTTAAATAATAAAAGAGTAGCCATGCCACCGCCTTGCGTAGCCAAAGTGTAACCATCAACACTTGCTGGGTCATTCATTACTTCTGTTTCAGGAATTCGTGCCATTTTTTATTACCTCTAAATAATTACTTGGTTTAGTTATATCAGCATAACCATTAAGAATTAATGAATTTGGGTGAAATTTTTTAATAAGAGTTTCGTGTTTTGGTCCAACTGTTTTCCCTTTCCAAGCAGATGCTACGGTACTTGGTTTATCAAATTTCCAATGCTGAAAAGCTAACAAAGGAAATCCTTTTAAATCACCCTTTCTTCTCATGCCGTCACCATGAGATTGCCCCATTTGCAATGTGTTTTCAGCTATTGCGACGTTATCAATAATATTCATTTTTATTACTTCAACATACGGATGCTCATGTATTTGAACTATTGGCTCAGGGTGAACAAGGTAAAGCTCAACTTGAAATTGCCCATGCCTAAAAAGGCAAACAGCTGTTGCATCATCACTGCAAAATATTTCTACGTCATTGGGTATGCGTGTTGGCATATTATTTTCCATATACCAATCACAAAATGCCTGTACATTAATCCATGTATCAGGAATATTTAACGTAGGCAATACATAAGATTTCATGCATTAATACCTAATTTAATTTTTTCCAAATATTCTTCAGGTAACTCTGTACCATTATTTGGTATTACCCAAGTTTCATTGCCTGATTCATCAACTTGTATTTCAGTAACGGCATAAATGTGGGAATGAAGTTTATAAAACTCTAAAACATTTTGTACAAGAAGATTATTGGCTTCTTCTTTTGAGCAAACTTTTGTGTATTCACCATTCATAGGATTTAAGACTGCATATTTAATCACGATACAGCTCCATACACTCTTGTTGTGTTGCCTGATACCCATGTTACTGTTTTGCCATTAAGGGCAACAGCTTTACCGCCGGCACCGCCAGAATACCCAACTCCGCTACTTCCTCCATACACGCCCGCTGAACCTGATGCCCCCCATCCACCGCCAGCGCCCGTTTTATTGTTGGTTCCTATGCTTGAGCCTGCCTGACCAGCCCCACCACCTACACTTGAATCAGATGACGTGTTTGCACTAAGAAGCCACCCAGTTCCACCGCCACTACCACCTAAACCTAGCCGTGTAGTGCCATTTCCAGTTAATGTTGTTGCTGTTGAAGGAAATATTCTTCCGCCACCACCGGAAGAAGCCGCACCACCATTAATATTTCCATTGCCACCGCTAACACCTATTGACCCGCCAACTCCACCAGCACCAGTCCAAGTAGAAAAATAATAATTACCGCCTTTGCCTCCACCCGCTCCACCAGCGCCACCGGTAGCTATTACGGTATATCCACTTTGAGTGAATCCGCCACCACCACCACCACCGCCACCAATGTAAGCTGAAGCATTAGTGTTGTTAATAGTTGCAGAAATAGGGATTGATAAAGCTGTTCCGCCGGGCAAACCAGGTACAGGTGGTATTGTATTATTACCATCAGTGCCATTACCACCCATGCCCATAATGTAACCATTATTTACAATAGTAAGAGTATCGCCAGTTGTTCCGCCAGTTAAAGTTAAACCCGCATTAGCAGTTGAAGTTGCATAAAGATAAACGCCACCGTTAATAGTAACTGTAATATCTGAACCGCCGGCAACATATCCACTTAATCCGGATAGATTTAATGAAGCATTAGCTGTATTGGCGGAAAATGTATAACTTAATGCAACACGATTAGATTTACCGTAAAAATTACTTAATGAAATAGTGCCAC